GTTGACGGCTCACTAACAACGTCCCAACAAATTAATTCAAAATCTTCACTTACAATCTGTTGCCCCAAACGTGTCTCTACGCTACCAACTCCTCTTGATGAAACACCAACTTTATATCCATTAAGAAGCAGATTTGCAACGACATCACCTTGGCTAGATGCAATTCCGTGCTTGATGAAACCAGGAGTCAAGTTCAACTCCATCTTGCCAACAAGAGTATGACCCTCCCAATGTAGTTCTATTATATTATGCGATACACGACTTAGGTCTATTACCGACTCAGCTGGGTGATTGCAATTTCCTGTCCAATGGCTTTTATTATTACACATAACATAAAAATTATGGTTTGCCACCTCAACACAAGACACTTTTCCTTTATAGTGTTTTTTTTCAACTTTTAAAAAACGTTCATCTAGTGTTACCCCGTGTTTTATTGCTGAGCGTAAAGAAAAATACATAGGATGCGAATTTTTTGCTTCAATAAGTCTTTCTCCAAAAAGCCTATCGTAATTTCTTTCTTCACAATGGAATGAACCGCAAAAACCAATTTTTAATTGTATCTCATTTAAGTCAAGAGCTAGTCTTTTTGAAGAACTAAATACGTCATCTGTCAATTTGACTTTAGTCCTTTTATCTCCCCTAATTCGTCCATCTCCTTTAACAAACCAGTCATAAAATAGTTTTAATACTTCTTTGTTTTGCTGCTTCAACTCGAATGGTACAAACTTATCATAACACACACCAAATTGTTGGAGATATTTACATAGTCTCATATCACAGATAACAAAAACATTTGTATATCCATTTTCTGTTTTTCTTTTTTCCTTTGTGAATTCTAAACCGAGTTCAATTAACATTTCCTCAATTTCATTCGTAGTTTCTTCTTTTACTTGATATATTTCAACTTTACTTCCTCCATTATGTTTTTCACAGCAACCCTCTGACAGATATATACCCATAAATTTCGCAAACGATTTCATAGGTAACACTAAATCTGTTGAATACTTTTCTTTTACGCTTTTTACTTTTGTACTTAGTTCCCAATCAATATTTTTTATAGTAAAAAACTCATCATTTCTACCTATCCATTCTCCTTTTCTAGGAATATATTTTTTATTTTGGTCTCTTATTGTTTTATTTAAAATATCTGTTGCAGTTACTCTACCACTATATTTACCATATCTATTATATAAAATATATTCGTGATTAGGAGTTACGACATCATTTATGTTTCTATTGTGAATATGTATCATATCATCATCCCAATCCATATCCACTTTTCTCAAAACTGGTTGTATTTCTATTATATTTGTGTCAACATTTAAAGTTAATACATTTTCACCCTCTTGAACTTCTTCAAGAGTTTTCCAACCATTTTCTGTTAGAATTAACGAATCAGAAGGGTAACATTCTCCCAACGCCCTATGCTCCATTATCTTAGTTTGGTATTTCTCAACCTCTCTCTTCAATAATGACTCTGGATATATTCTCCCATTTGCATTCTTAATTCCATACTTTTGGAACACTGCATCAACTATAAATGGGTTTGGGCAATGCCATTCCCCATTAATATTACCCTCACTAACAAGTTCCTTACTTGGGCAGATGTACCCATCGTTTTCGATTAGAAGACCAGTGCCTGTTTGTCCTTTCTTTATTTCTACAAGTTTATCCTTTTCCATTATTATTTAACTTTCACTAGCTTAAGTTTGTTTTTACCGTTAGCTTGTATTCTGAATTTACTTGTAACAACACCTTTTTTACTAGGCAGCTTAATAGTTTCCTCCTTTTGTAAAAGATATGCTTTATTTGGTTTTAATACTATTTTGCCATCCTTTTTATATGTTAAATACTCTAGAAGTTCATCCAAAGTCGTTTCATCATCAATAATCCCTATTTTAGTCATATAATCAAAATGAGATTTACTGATGGATATTTTAGCTTTTTCTTTTAACCAATTTATAAAGCCATCACAATACATACTAACGCTACATTTTCTTATAAATATGGCGCTAGTTCTTTATTTCTTTGTTTTTGTTGCATCAAAACCATTATTTGAAAGAATAAACTCTAATAGCCCCATTGAAGGTTCAAAAATATTCTCTATTTCTTCCTTTAATTTTTTAGCATCTCTTAAAACACCCTTTTGTCTTATATATGCTGAAAATGACAATTGTTTCTTCTTATTATGTTCCATTATAGGAGAACTTATATCATAATCAAATAAAAGAAAATCATCAAAAGTATTAACTTTAAGCACGTTTGTCTTAATGCTATTTTTAAACCTCCTCATAGCATATTTTATATCATCAGAAAAATCTCCATCTTCTGAATTTCCAACCCAACATTTTCCTTCAATATAAACGACCCTTGGCTCAAGTCTGTTCATCGTCCCATATTTAAGTCTAAAAACATCGTTAATGTTTAGTTTATACTCTTTACACAACCTTTTATTAGTCATATTTTATATTTTATATGTACATATAAAATATAACGAACTTAACCTAAAAGTCAAGTTCGTTATGCGAATAAAATAATTCAAATGTTTTATAGAGTTATTTCTCTAAAAGGACATCTCTAATCTCCAAAAGTTTTGCAAGGTCTGCTACTGCCGTTTCTTCGCAATACCTCTTAGATAGCACTTGTTCCTTAATATCTATCAACGCATATTTCTCTTCGTCAGAAACTCCTTCGTCAAGCATATTGTCAATAGACTTTATACATTCCTCTTGGAATTTTTCAAACATAGCACGTCTTTTATTCTCACCATCGGAACGTCTGCAATCAATGATGTCTTGCACTAGGCTTCTTTCTTCTTCAGTAAGAACAGAACCATACTTTGCTTCTAAATTCTCGACTAGTGATTGTATGTTTTCCTTTGATTCTTTAACTACAGATTTGTTTTCCGTAATATACTTACATATTGTTTCCACATTAGAATTATACTTGTTTAGATTAAGCAATCCTTTTGTGTGAGATAATACATAATCGCAAGACTCAAAGAATCTCATCTTATCTTCAGAAATTTTCTGAGATGGGTATATGTCATTATTTGTAATGATTTCTGACAATTTTTTCGTTGACTCATTCATAGTTTTCTTATTCACCATAGGTCTAACTAATTGAATTGCCTCATTTACATAATCCTTTGCATCAGAATTTCCGTCATATTGAGATAAAGCCTTTTGAAACTTAAATGCAGAAGATAAATTTTTATCCTCTTTAATTGTATTAACGAATTTCCTTACACTTTTCTTATCATTTTTGAAAAGATATGGTAGGGCATCTTCAAATATATAGTTTGCCATACCGAAGTTTTTACAATTGTACATTAATGATATAGCTTCGTTACACTTATCGGAAATGTTCTGTGCTTCTTTCATTTTCTTTTCAAAACCATCTGAATCTCCCTTTTGGAGAAGTGTGGTGGCTTCGTCCATCTTAATGCGCCAATCTCTCTTATATTTGTTAATATTTTCCATTATAATAAACTATATTAATAAAGATAAATATTTTTAATCTTCCAATTTAACCTCATCTAATGACTTAATCATACGGTCAAATTCTTCATTTACTAAAAGAGCATCATTATATACTTTTGCTCTCTTTACAACAGTCTCGTTTCTACGAGCAAATTGCTGCATATTCTTTTTGTTAATATGTTCAAGAATAAGTGGCTTGGTATTGTTTAAAGATTCCATAGGCCGTTCTTCTTCTCCGCCCATAGGTAATTCTCCTTCATTACCAGAAATGTCGCCTTCTTCTGAAGAACCTTCCGTTCCTAGTTCATCTATTTCACCCATAGGCTCTTCTCCTCCGCCAATATCCATTGGTGGCATACCGCCTCCGCCACTAGGTCCTCCCATATCGCCGCCTTCATCGCCTTGGCCTTGCTGTTGGTCATCCATATATTCAGCTCCTGGTTCTCCATACATTCTGTCAACTGTATCAAAAATTCCAGTCTTCTTGATGATTTGCCCAGTCTTCTCAAGCTCCATTGCGATAGCCTTTTCTAGACGAATCTCCTCAAAGTTTTCTTGAATATCGTCATCGCTCCATTTCATAATCTCCTTAAGAGCACGAGTCATAGACATCGCTGGAAGACCATTTCCTGGGTCTGACACCGCATCTCTCACTGCCGATAATTTCTTCTGAATATTCTCAATCTGAAGTTGTTCAGCTTGTGTGGAAGGATTATTCATTGATAATGAGAAATTAGTCAACTCATCCTCAAAACCTAACAAATACAAATGAATGCTAGCAATCTTTGTTAACTCCATTAAGAATGCTTGCTGTATTCTATTAACAGTTCTAGTGAAACGGATATCCATAAGCGCCAAGTTCTTACCGTCGCCAGCAGCTTCTTCAAAGTTCAAAAAAGATTTAGGTATCCTAAGAGCTGTTAGCACCTTGTTTTGTACAAACTTAATATCATCCATTGCCGTGAGGTTTTGCGCTGGAGCCAAAGTATCAATTGGCGTAGGTGCATTTTCACTTCTCACTGGTATGAAAATATCTTGAGAAACGTCTAAAAGATTCTTACGAAGGTCAATTTGTCCTGTTTGTGGGTCTACTATTGGTGTCCTTTTAAAATTATTTGCGATTTCTTCAACATATGCTTTAACATCAGCATCGTCAATTGCTCCAACATATATTTTATAAATACGTCTTTCTATTGAACGCTCAAGACGATAGATAAGCATCATATCCTCCATAAGAGACAACATACGGAAATGCCTACGAGCGTTGTTTAAGTATGAAACGCCATACGGAAGGAACAATGAATTAGATAATAGTCTAAAATGTCCTATCTGCCAATTTCTATATTCGACTTGATTAGAATTTTGAGCATCAGTCCATACGAATTTTGTGGATAAATCTTCATTGTTTTTTGTGTTATTAGATGTCACAACAACTTGAGAACTATATTGGTTGTTAATACCATTTTCTAGCCTTTCCACGTTGTACACTGGGAGTTGCCTCCATCCTGTAATACCCATTTTGTTATCTATGTTAAGCAACATAAATTGGTTTCCATACTTACACATTGCACGGATAATCATTACAGCAGTAACTTGCAAATCAAGGCGATTAACGAATAAATCCTCTAACACGCTCTTAATTCTAGGAGATGAGGAATAAACATTAACCACTTGCCCATTCTTTTCACTTACAATAGTAGATTCTTCTGAAACAATGTCAAGTGCAGCGCCAATCTCAGGAAACGCATCCATCAATTCCGCATCCCTATACATTAGCTTAATGTTATTCAACCCATTAAATGCTTGTATTGTAAGGTCTGCATTTGCTTTCTTCCAAACATTGCTTAAGTAAGCATTTTGCTGAAGCTCAAGTTTTGTTTTTACATAATCTTCCTTGTCCTTAGCTTTATAAATAACATCACTACCCTTCAAGGAAGACATATCATATTTGTTTATGTGTTTCTGATTAACAGCATCCCAATTACCAGTAATTGTTCTGTCTAGATTCTGAAACACAGTAAGTACTCTATTTGCCATTTCTATATTGTTTAACTTTTAAAAAATACGCCTTTCCTTATAAATATCAAGACATATACTATCTTTTTGTGGAAAATAGCCACATTAAATTTCCGTTTATATTGTTTGAATACTTTGTAAGCGTTTTTTCATTATAGAATGGTAAACCGTTTTTAGGCGTCATATCAACACTTTTATTATTATTATAATCTCTATGATAACTAGTTCCACCACCAATCATATATGATTGCAAAATTGCAGCATCCTTTCTCTTTTTATCCTCAATCTTACTAAGAGAGAATTGCATTACAAACATACCCATAGCAAGAGATGTTAAGGTATCGTCGTGAGCACCAGACATATGGTCCATACGACCAGTTCCCTCCTTGAAAATCCACGTTTCCAATTCATTAATGACACGTATAGAGCGTATCTTAAGCTCATTTGAACGTACCATACCAGCGAAATTTCCTAGTACTGCATAACGGTTTCCTTGAAAGTGGAATCCTGGTAATTTGTTGTTAACATCATCAACTTCTTTAGTGCTATTTTGAACAGTATATGTCTTCTGACTGTTGTCTTCATAGTACATATTTTTATAACCCATATTCAGTAGCGTTAATATGAGAGCATCACCAGCACCGCCAGTGGCATCTACAACGATATAAGCATTATTATATAGTGTTCCATAATTGTATGCCATAGTACCAACATCATCACCAAGCCTCTTGCCGACATATTCCATTACTTGTTCTATGATAGGCAAACCATTGTCATCCCTACCATCCATATCAACAACTTCAATTGCAGTTCTATCTTCGCTAACACCCCTACTAGGGTCAATACTCATTATATACCTATGTCCTTCAATTGGCGCTTTCCAAAACCAAGTTTCCTCAGCCAATGGGTCTGACATATTTTCCAATGGTTCTCTTACGTTAACTTCTCGATGCATATCTATTATAGATGGGTCAACAACGTTGTTTGCCGAACCTTGGAACGATACATCAAGCTCTTGAGCAATTTTCTGGGAGTCATTATTGAAAGACTTGCACATATCCTCGTACCAAGGAGATGTAGCCTTCCAACCATTATGCTCCATTTCCTTCCAATGTTCCTCGTCATATACGACAGAACCACTGTCATCAATGGTTGGCTCAGTATAATATTCAAGTTCTCCAGTATCTTGGTTTTTCTTCCACCATTTTAAAAACTTATTATAACGTAAGTCTTGATACCATTTAAACTCAGTTGCCACGTAGTTGTTCTCCTTTGCAATCGCTTGCTTATAGGTGTTATAGTACAACTCGTCGTGACCGTATGGCGTTGACACCATAATAATCTTTGCGTGCGGCACTGAAGCCGTAGCTGCCACAGCAGAAGAATAAGTTGCAAGCCCGTCTTCAATAAACGCAGCCTCGTCAAATATTAGGATTGAAACAGCAGAAATACCACGAGCGGCGTTTGCACTAGACGCTCTAGCATAAACCTTGCATCCGTTAAACAACTCAAGCATTGCTTGATTGTTTTTTACAAAGATATCCTTTTGGTTCTTTTCAGACTTTGGGTCTGGAGAATAATAGTCCTCACCCCAATACCATCTAGGAACTTGTAGTAAGAAATCCCTAATCTTATAAAGAAGTTCTATTGCTTGTTCCTTTTTATTGGCAATTAATAGAATGTTTTCTGGACTATCTGGGTCTGCAAACACTATCTGCCCACAAATCCAAGCAGATGATATAGTCGTAATCCCGCATTGCCTGTGCTTAATTGCTATTGACGCTTTATTATCTGCGATACTCTTTAAAAATACCTTCTGTCTTGGGAACAGTTTGAAAGGCGTCATTCGGCCAGCATTTGCATTAAATGTAGAAAGATATTTTTCAATGAATTTTATCCTTGTTTTATCAGCATAGCAAACTGCATAGTCAGTTTGCATTTGTTCAAAATCAATCATAACATATTATCTTTGCATATTATTTTAGACAAGCCAAGCT